ACTCATGGACCACAAGCCTATGATGAACTTTTAGAAATGGAAGGTAAGATACGTAAACAAAGACAAGCTACTATTTATAAGCAACAGCAGATACGAAAGCAAATAGGTGAAGGTATAGGATGGTTATTTCTTGTACTTGTAATAGGTGGATTTTTATTATTATTAACAAGTATATTTGTAAGTAAGGCAGAAGCATTTGAAGACACCCAACCTAAAACTTTTATTTTCAGAGAAGAACTAGAATGACACCATGTAGAGGTATATGTAAATTAGTAAATGATGTGTGTGTAGGGTGTTATAGAACTATAGAACAAATAAAAGAAGCTTATAAAGTATTACCTAAAAATTAAAATGATTTGTAAGTAATTACTATGTTTGGTATAATAGGAACTAATATGACATTATATAAAAGAATACCATCTGGAGGAATTGAATATCGTGGCAAGAAATTTGCAGGATTTAATAAACCTAAAAAATCTGATAGACCCGGTAAAAAAGGTATGGTCTTGGCTAAAGAAGGAGATAAGGTTAAGCTTATTCATTTTGGAGATTCGTCTATGGGTCATAACTACTCTCCTACAGCTAGAGCAAATTTTAAAGCTCGTCATGGAAAAAATATTGCTAAAGGAAAAATGTCTGCAGCTTATTGGGCAGATAAAAAATTATGGACTGCAGGAGGTAGCAAAAAGTCTCCTCCAAAAAATCAAAAACATAAAAAATTGGGTAGTGCATAATGTCTATTACAAGAGCAAGCATAAGATTTCAAGTTACCAAACCAAACAAAAAAATAAAAAAAATCAACTTGAACTCTTTGAAGAAAAAAAAGCAACTGAAAATTGGTATAGGTGGCTCTATAAAAACAAATAAAAGAGGTAGAGCATAATGAGTACATCAGGTACATATACATTTTCTATGGACATAGATGAAGTAATTCAAGAAGCTTCTGAAATGATTGGTGGAGAACAGACATTAGGACATGAACCTAAGTCAGCAAGACGTTCTATTAATTTATTATTACAAGATTGGCAGAATAGAGGAGTAATGCTTTGGACAGCAGAAACTTCTGTATTTAATGTATCAGTTAGCACTACAACTTATGACTTAGCTAGTTCTAGTATAGATATTTTAGAAGCAGTTGTCAATAGAGATGATACAGATATACAACTAGAACGTATATCAATGCAAGAATATTTAAAAATACCTTCTAAAGGACAGACAGGTAGACCAACTCAATTTGCTGTTAGAAATGGTAGGGATAATCCTACTGTATATCTATGGCCCGTTCCTGAAAACTCTACAGACAAAGTTAAAGTTGAATTAATTAGATACATACAAGATGTAAATAAATCAGCAGTACAAACAGCAGACATATCTAGAAAATTTTTACCTTGTCTTACAGCAGGTCTAGCTTATCATATGGGATTAAAAAGACCCGGAGTAGACTTAGCACGTATTAATTTAATTAAAGCAGAGTATGAAGAACGATTAGGTAGAGCTTTAGATGAGGATAGAGAAAGAGTTAGTTTATATTTAAGACCTAAGTTAAATATTTATTAATGGTAAACAGAAATAAAATCCATGGTATATGTGATGTATGTGGATTTAAATATCGTTTAAGTGATTTAATGAAAAATAGTTTTGGATTAATGGTATGTCCAACTGATAACGATGGAAGATATGATCTGAAGAATCATCCTCAAAATAAAACTAAAGGTGGGGTTGATAGTGAAAATGTTAAGTTTCATAGACGATCACCAATGCCACCAACAAATGTGACTGTTACAGATTGGTTACCTAATTAATGGCAAGAGCAAAAAATTTAATAGTTGAATGTGACGTTTGTGGGTTTGAATATAAACGACCTTCTATGAAATTAAATAGCTATGGAATGTTAGTTTGCCCTGAAGACTATGAAGGACAGTATGATTTAAAAAATCATCCTCAAAATAGATCACCTGTTTTACGTGAAACAAATTTTATTAGAGATGTAAGACCTGAAAATAATAATGACAGAAATGTATTATGGGAAAATGCTTCTACTAATTGGGAAGACACTAATAATTATTGGAATACAATATGACAACTTTTACTGGTAAGACCATTGCTAATACCTATAAAGATTTATTACAAATAAGTAATAATAATGCAGGTATAGATACGACTCTAAGAAATATTTCTGATGGGGAAGGAACTTCTTCACCTTTACAATTATCAAATGATACCATTAATTTAACAGGTACAATAAAACTTCAAGGTACAACTCTTACAGCTAATGTATCAGCTTTAAATAATATGGCTGACATTACAGGAGCTACAGGTTTAATAGCTGTTAATAGTGGAACAGCTTATGGTAGAACAATAGAAGTTAACTCTCCTATGAGTGTAACTAATGCTAATGGTACAGCAGGTAATCCAAAATTAGGATTAGCTGTAACAGGTTTTGCAGCAGGTACATATGGACCTTTAGGTAGGTTTGTAGTGGATACTTATGGTAGAGTTATGGGTGTTAGTGTAGCTACTACAGTATCAGCTAACTCTTTTATTGGTGGTGTATTTGATGGTTCTTCTTTAACAATAGAAAATAATACTACAATAGGTAATGATTTAATTGTAAAAGGTACTACTAACATGAAAGCTGTTAGTGCTACTAATATTACTTTTAATAATGGAACAGCTACAACAAAAATAACATCACCTATTGTTACTGCTACTACAATTAATACAACTAATTTAAATGTTGCAGTGGCTAGTATAACTGATTTAACTGCTGCTAATTTAACATTTACTGCTGCATCTATAGCTGAATTAAATGCAACTAACTTTTTTGCTGTAAGTGCTAATGCAACTAGATTATTTAAAAATGGAGCAGACGTAGCTACAAGTGCTACTGTTGCTGCTTTATCAACCACTATGGCTACTAGTATAGGAAACAGAACATCAGCTATTACAGCTTTATCAGCTACTATGGCTACAAGTATTGCTAATAGAACAACTGCTATAGCAACTAACGTAGCTGCCATAACATCTATTAATACATTTGTAACAAACTTATCAGCCACTATGGCAACCTCAATAGCTAATCGTACAGCAGCTATTACAAGTATTAATACAGTTGTAACAAACTTATCAGCTACCATGGCTACAAGCATAGCTAATCGTACAGCAGCTATAACTTCTATAAATGCTATCATAGGTGATGGAGGTAACTATGCTACATCAGCAGAGCTTCATGCAGTATCTGTATTAACTAAAACAAATTTAAATGCCATAACATCTATAAATACAGTAGTGGGTAATCTATCAGCTACTATGGCAACTTCAATAGCTAATAGAACAACTGCTATAGCAACAAATACTGCAGCTATAACATCTATTAATACATTTGTAACAAACTTATCAGCTACTATGGCAACTAGTATTGCTAATAGAACTGCAGCTATAACTTCTATAAATACAGTAGTAGGTAATCTATCAGCTACTATGGCAACTAGTATTGCTAATAGAACTTCAGCTATAACTAGTATTAACACAGTAGTAACAAACTTATCAGCTACTATGGCTACTAGTATCAACAACAGAACAACTGCTATAGCATCTAATGTGGCTGCTATTACAGCTTTATCAGCTACAATGGCTACAAGTATTAATAATGCTAATGGATCAGCAGTAAGTTTTGCTATTGCATTAGGATAAAAAATACTATATAATAATTATATAATTCAAAGGGTAAGAAATGGCAAATGCATTTAAAGTTTCAGTGGTTGCAGGAGTAGGTACATCACCTACAGCAGCTTATGTTTGTCCTGCAAGTAGAGAAACTACTATCATAGGTTTAAGTTTAGCAAATATATCAACATCACAAATAACTGTTGATGCAGTATTAAGTATAGGTGATGCAGGAAATGCTGTAGCAAGATTAATTAAAGCTGCTCCTATACCTGTTGGTTCAAGTTTAATAGTTGTTGGAGGAGATCAAAAATTAGTTTTAAATGCTGCAGATCATATAATGATTACATCAAGTATAGCTAGTTCAGTAGATGTGGTTACGAGTTATTTGGAGATTGCTTAATGCCTTTTTTAGGTAACCAACCTGCTGCTCAATTTACAACTATACCTACTGTTCAAAGATTTAATGGTGGTAGTGCAGCTAAAGAATTTACATTAGCTAGGCATGTAGCTAGTTCTCAATCTATTATGGTTTCAGTAGATGGTGTTATCCAAGACACTTCAGCCTATAGTGTTCCTGATGGAGTTACTCTTACATTCAGTGATACTCCGAGTACTGGTACTGGTAATATATTTGTAAACTATTTAGGTTTAGTTTTAGGTACAGTTGCTCCTGCAGAAGGTTCTATAACAACAAACCTACTTGCTAACGATGCAGTAACATCTTCTAAAATAGATAGCACATCTACAGGAATGTCTTTAGCTGACTTAACTGTAGGAGGAACACTCGGTGTTACTGGTATTGGAACATTTACTGATGATATAATTATAGGTAATGGTAAGACTATAGGTTCTGCTTCAAAAGTTGATGCAATAACAATAGCAAGCAGTGGTTTAACACAATTAAGAAGCACAGGTATAGGTGCAGGAAGTCCAGTTCTTCAAGTTATAGATGATGGAACAACTATATTAAATGTAAGAGCAGAAGATGGTAATATAAGTTTTCCAGTAGCAGGAGCAGGAATTTATCTTGGTGTTACTTCTGGTACTGATTCAAATTTATTACACGATTATGAGCAAGGAAGTTGGACTGCAACTTTAGCAGGAAGTACATCAAACCCATCTACAGCAGTTACAGTAGCAGGAACATATACAAAAATAGGCAATATGTGTTATGCACAATTTCAATTTAGTAATGTAAATAGCACAGGTGCTGCAGGAGGAGCAAGAGTTACTGGATTACCTTTTACAGCTAGTGGTTCTCAAGCAACTGGAAACGTAATGACTTATGTTCGTTTTACATTAGGTACTGGTTCTACAAATATATCTCCATATGTTGAAGGAACACAAATAGCTTTTTATCAATCAACTTCTAATGGTGGTTGGAGTGAGATAGCACATAATGCTGGAACTGGTGCTTATTTATCAGCATCTGTATTTTACAAAACTAATACTTAGGAGTTAAAAATGGCAATAACAAAATCAACAGAAATAGCAAAAGTAGAGGTAGTCCAAAAATGGGTTATACAAGTTGCCACAGATATAGTCATTAAAGAAGATAATGTAGAGATATCAAGGTCAAGACATAGAACTAGTATAGTTCCTTTTTCTTCTTTAGTTGATGCAGATGGAGTATGGACACATACAGCTACAGATATAAGTAATGAAGAAGCAAGTGTACAAGCAGTAGCAAATTCTATATGGACTGATGCAGTTAAAAATAATTATAAAGTATGGGCAGAAGCACAAGGGATTATATAGATGGCATTTACTAAAGTATTAACTGGTGGTATAGCTGACGATGCAGTAACAACAGCAAAAGTTAATCCTAGTCAAACTGATATAACAGCAGTTGGTACTTTAACTGGAGTTCTTACAGCCAATGGAGGTGCAGTATTCAACGAAGCTAGTGCTGATGTGGATTTTCGTGTTGAATCAAATAACAATGCCTTTATGTTAGTGGTTGATGCTAGTACAGATAATGTTCTTATTGGAACAGGAACTGTTAGAAATGGTGGTTTATTATCTATAGATTTTAACTCTGCTGCTGATGGTGGGGTAGGAATAAATGATACTGCAAGTGGAAATGGTGCAGTTTTTATTGGATTTTTAACTGGTGGTACATTTAGAGGTTCTATTACAAATAATAATAATGGTGCAGTTGCATACAATACAACATCTGATTACAGGTTAAAAGAAAATGTATCCTATAGTTTTGATGCAACTACAAGATTAAAACAATTAAAACCTGCTAGATTTAACTGGATTGCAGATTCAGATAACACAGCTATAGATGGTTTTTTAGCACACGAAGTTTCTAGTATTGTTCCAGAAGCAATTACTGGAGATAAGGATGAAACAAAAACCACAGAAAATGTAGTCTTAGATGTACATGAAAATATAATTGGCTCTGACGTAACTGAAGTTGATTGGTTAAAGGGTAAAGTTGAGGGTGTTTATGATTCAAACTCAACTTGGAAATCAACAATAACTCAAAAACATTATCAACAAATAGACCAATCCAAGCTAGTACCTCTACTAGTAAAAACCATACAAGAATTAGAAGCTAGAATTACAGCATTGGAAAATAAATAATGGCATATATAGGTACATCACCTAGCAATGGAGTACGTAGAGTTCTTACGTATACTGCTACAGCTAACCAAACAACTTTTACTGGTACTAGTAGTGAAGGTATTACTCTTACTTATTTTGATGGTAACTATGTAGACGTATATCAGAATGGAGTATTATTAGGAACTGCTGACTATACTGCAACAAGTGGTACATCTATTGTATTAGTTCAAGGTGCATCAGTAAATGATATTATTGTTATTATTGTATATGATGTATTTAGTGTAGCAGATACAGTTAGTCAATCAGGAGGTGGTACGTTTGAAGGTAATGTTACTATGGCTGGTACTCTTGGAGTCACAGGTGAAACTACTTTAGCTAATAATTTAAACATGGGTGATGCAGATATAATTAAACTTGGTGCTAGTGCAGATTTGCAAATCCAACATGATGGTACAAATAGTTACATACAAGATATTGGTACTGGGAATCTTCTTATTGAAGGAAGTCAAATAACTATTAGAAACAGTAATGGTACAGAAGCATTAGCTAGTTTTACTCCAGATGGTGCAGTTACACTTTATCACGATAATGCTGCTAAATTGGCTACCAGTTCTACAGGTGTTACTGTTACTGGAACTGCAACACAAGCAACAAATGGCTCTGCTTCAGCACCAAATTATGCAATCACAAGTGGGTCTGTTGGTGTTAATGGTATGTATGTAGACTCAGCTAACGAACTTAAATTTGCAAGTGGTGGTGCTGAAAGATTAAAATTAAGTAGTGCAGGAATTGATGTAACAGGAACTACTACAACTGACAATCTAACAGTAGAAGGTTCAGGAGTTAACTTTACAGTAAATCAAACTGCAAATAATCTTACTGCATCATTTATAGGTGCAGGACTTGGAACAATGGAACTACAAGGCACATCAAGTGGTGGTTTTATTGATATTAAACAAGGTGACAACGACTATGATGTAAGAATTGGTGGCAATAATAGTGGTGGTTATATAGCTAATGGAAGTGCAGCTTTTTCTATTTCAGGTACAAGTGGTTTTAGTTTAAATGTAAGTGGAGCAGTATCTAAATCTTCAGGTTCATTTAAAATAAATCATCCTTTAGAGTCTAAAAAAGATACTCATCATTTATTTCATTCATTTATTGAAGGTCCACAATGTGATAATTTATACAGAGGTAAAGTTGCATTATCTAATGGGTCTGCAACAATAAATCTTGATACTAAATCTAATATGACTGAAGGAACATTTGTTGCTCTTAATAGAGATGTACAATGTTTTACTACAAATGAAACAGGATGGACTGCAATCAAAGGTTCTGTAAGTGGAAACGTGTTAACAATAACTGCACAAGATAATACTTGCACAGATACAATTAGTTGGTTAGTAATAGCTGAAAGACAAGATGATGAAATTAAGGCATCAAGTTTAACAGATGATGATGGTAATTTAGTTGTTGAAAAACTTAAATCAGAAGCACCTGATGCAAATCAAAATTATGGAAATGTAGAATGACTAAAGCAGCAGAGTTAGCAAAATGGGGTGAAGTCTCCACCAATGGTCAGGTGTCAGGCAGACGTAATGCTTTAATAAATGGACAGATGCAGTGTTGGCAAAGAGGAACTGCATTTGCAAGTATAGCTAATGGTTTAACTTATACTGCTGATAGATGGGTTGCTTTTGTGGCAGCAGGTGCAGCACAAGCTCAAGTTAATCAAGATGCAAGTGTACCAGAAGGATTTAGATATTCTTTAGAGTTTGGAAGAGCAAATGGAGAAACAGATAATGTTTTTCAATATGTATGTCAATTATTAGAAACACAAGACAGCTTACAATTTGCTAATAAAACAGTAACTTTTTCATTTTATGCAAAGGCAGGAGCTAATTTCTCAGCAGCAAGTAGCAATATAAATGTTAAGGTTTCAACAGGAACAGGTACTGATGAAAGTTCTGCTACCTTTAGTGGTGGTCCTGCTACAGGTTTTACTGGAAATGCAGTTGTAGTTAATGCAACACAAGCTATTACTACAAGTTGGACTAGATATACATTTACAGGAACTGTTGCATCTACAGCTAAACAAATTGCAGTTGCTATTGGATATGACCCTGTAGGAACAGCAGGAGCAGACGATAATTTTTATATGACAGGATGTCAATTAGAAGTAGGCTCACAAGCCACACCATTTGAGCATAGGTCATTTGGGGAAGAACTAGCTTTGTGTCAGAGGTATTATTATCAATTTCAAGCAGCAACAAGTTTTATGAAAATAGGTCATGGCAGAGCATACAGCACTTCTAATACAACTTGTACTTATACTGTACCTGTTCCCATGAGAGCTAGTCCAACAGGAGGTGTGTCTGCTGCTTCTGATGTTGGTGTGGCAGGATTAAGTAGTGGTGGCACTACAGGGTTTACAACAAATAGTGAAAGAATGGATGACCTTGTACGTTTTGCAGCAGCTGTTACAAGAAGTGGTGCAGATATGTCATCAGGGACAATTTATCAAATTGAAGCAGATAATAATACAAATATGAAATTAACATTAGATGCAGAATTATAGAGGATAATATGAAAGTAACAAATGCTAAATATTGGAAATATCCGTTAACTGGAAAAGTTACACATATTTTTTGCACTATTGAAGGAAGAGAGTTTCAACAACAAGTGCCAATAGATGAAGCAAATACAGATTATAAAAATATTAAAGAACAAGTAGATGCAGGTACACTTACAATAGAGGAAGCTGATTAGTGCAAATGAAAATACAACCTGAATTAAAAGTACAAATGGAATTAGAAGCACATGAAAAAGAATGTGCTATTAGATATGAAATGGTTAATGATAAATTAAGTGGATTAGATAAAAGATTGTGGAGAATGGAAGCTATGTCTATGGTTGGTACGTTAGGTATAATAGCTTTAGTTGTAACACTAGTTGTAAAATAAAATAGGAAAAGAAAATGGCATCAACATATACATCAAGAATTAGATTAGAAAAACAAGCAGATGGTGAAAATCCTAACTCATGGGGTTTAATACTAAATCAAAATGTTATTGATTTAATAGATGAATCAATAGCAGGATATGAAACTGTATCTGTTTCTAGTGTTGCAGTAAGTTTAACTAACAATAGTGGAGCTACAGACCAATCAAGAAACTTTGGTTTGAAAGTTATGGGAACATTAACTGCTAACGTAACTATAGGCATACCTGCTCAAGAGAAAATTTACTTTATACATAATGGAACTTCAGGTGATTATGATGTATTTATTAAACCTACTGGAGGTACTGCTGTTACTGCAGCTCAACAAGGATTTAGTTCTGTTGTAGCCACTAATGGAACTCTAGTAAATAGATTAGATACAGGATCAGCAAATTCTTTAACAGTAATTGCTAATGCTTCTATAGGTGGTACACTTACTGTTAATGGAGAGACTACTCTTAAAACTCATCTTAATATGGCTGATAATGATAAAATTAAATTAGGTGATTCAGGAGATTTAGAAATATATCATGATGCTTCTAACTCATATATAGCTGATACTGGAACTGGAGAGTTAAGAATTAAAACTAATAATCTTAATGTTCAAAATGCAGCAGGAAATGAATCATTAATAGGAGCTACTGAAGATGCAGGAGTCTCATTATATTTTAATAATGCTTCAAAGTTAGTAACTAATAACACAGGTGTTACAGTAACTGGAATTGTATCAGCAACTTCATTTGCAGGTAATGGTTCAACACTAAGTAATGTAGGTAAGACTTTACAAGTAGTTCAGGCAGGTTATGGTACTTCTTATGCTTTAACAACATCTTATGCAACAACAAATTTAGCATTAGCAATTAGTACTGCTGCTGCTTCTAATAAAGTATTAGTACAATTTAATGTATATACTGATACAAGGTCACAATCTACAGATGGTAAAGCAGTATTTAAATTATATAGAGGAAGTACTGATTTAGGTTATATTGGTTCATATGCTTCTGAAGGAGCTAGAACTCAAGCTATGGTTGCTATGCAATTTTTAGATTCTCCCGGATCAGCAGCTTCACATACATATACTTTATATGCAAAAAAAGAAAATGGTTCAGTTGATTTACATGATAGTGATATGATTGCTGAAGCATCTCAAAGTCGTATAACCTGTACAGAGTTAGTATATTAATGTCATCAACAGATTCAAAACTTCAATCATTAAAATTTTTACCCGGATTTCATAGAGAGTCAACTCAATATGCTGAAGAAGGTAAATGGTTTGATGGTAATAGAGTTAGGTTTAGAGAAGGTAAACCTGAAAACATACGAGGTTATTCAAAACATAATTCAACAGTTTTATCAGGTCAAATTAGAGATGTGTTAACATGGTCAGATAATAATACTAAAAAAATGATAATAGCTGGTTCAAACAAACAAGCTTATGTTGAATTAGGAGATGTTATTTATGATGTAACTCCTATTACTTCTATCGTATCTGTTCAAAATATTTTTACAACAGCTAATGGTTCTATAGAAATTGTTACAAGCATAACTAATCATGGAAGATCAGAAGGTGATAGAATTATTATTGAAGGTTCAGATGCAGTAGGTGGTGTAACTTTACCTAGACTATTACCTTATACTATTACAAGTGTTACTAATATAAATAAATTTACATTTAATGGTCCTACTACAGCAACAGGAACAGCTACAGGTGGAGGTACTGCTGTATCAGTAGCATATTTATTAGATAATGAATTATCTGATAGTATACAAGGTTTAGGTTATGGTGCTGCTATTTTTAATGCAGGTGCTTCTGTAACAGGAGAAAGAGCATGGAATGTTGCAGCTTCATCTTCAGGAATTACCTTTCAAGGTAGCCAATGGAAGTTTGATAATTGGGGTCAAGATGTACTAGGACTACGTAGAGGTGGTAATATATTTTATTTTGATACTGCTGCTTCTATAACACCTTCAAGAATGTTGCCTATTACTAGTTCAACTAATGCTACTCATGTTACAGCTACGTCTGCTCCTTCAAAGTCTAATTTTTTAGTTGTTTCTCCTAATGATAGACATGCTATTTGTTTTGGTACTAATGAATTTTCAGGAGCAGCTTTTAATCCTCTGTTAGTTAGATGGTCAGACCAAGAAGACTTTACTAATTGGACTCCTTCTATAACAACAACATCAGGTGAGACTGTGTTAACTGATGGTACAGAAATTATAGGAGCAGTTCGTTCTAGAAATAATATAGCTATATGGACTGACAATGCTATGTATACAATGCAATATGTAGGTCCTCCTTTTATATTTAGTTTTACTCAAGTAGGTACTAACTGTGGTTTAATAAGTCCTCATGGAGCTATTGATTATGATGGTATTTCTTATTGGATGAGTGATAATAACTTTTATGCTTTTGATGGAAGAATAAATAATTTACCTTGTACTATACGTAGACATTTGTTTGGTAATTTTAATAATACAAATAAAGATAAAGTTTATGCAGGAATTAATTCTGAGTTTAAAGAAATTATTTGGTTATATCCTAAAGCAGGATCAACTGAACCTAATGCTTATGTTATATATAATGTAGAAGAAAAGACATGGGTATATGGAGATTCTTTTTATAGTACGTTTAATGATCGAACAGTATTTAGTAATACAATTACAACAGGAAATACATCTGATACTGCTACTCCTTATCTTTATGATAATGAACCTACAGGTGTTTATACTGGAGATGGAGTAGCTTTATCTTCCTTTCTTGAATCTTCTAAGTTTGATCTAGACGAAGGAGATGATATAATGTACATGGATAAGATTATTCCTGACTATGCTATTGATTCAGGAAATCAAATAGAAATATTTATTCAAACAAATGCTTATCCTAATGGACCATTAACAACTAAAGGACCTTTTATTATTCAACCTTCTACAGAAAAAATAAATTTTAGAGCTAGAGGTAGACAGGTTTCAGTTATTGTTTCAGGAACTAATGATGGTTCTTGGAGATGGGGTGAGGTTAGACTATCTACTCAAAAAGATGGTAGAAGATAATGGCTAACTATCCACAAGTACCTAGCTTTACTTCTTTTTCTACTTCTGAATTAAATAAAATGTACACTTTAATAAGAGAATGGAGTAATCAATTAAGTTTTGAATTAGAAACAAGAGATGCTTTAGTTGATTTTAAACCAGCAACAAATGTATATGCAGTAGTTACTGTTACAGAAATAGGAAGACCTAGTTCAGGTGATATAGCTTACTCAAAAAGCCAAGGTAAATTTAAAGGTTATGTAGATGGAACAGGATGGGTAAATTTTAACTAATGAATAAACAAGAATATTTTAATTTAATAAATAATAGTACTTATATTGAAAATATTAATACAGGAACTGTGAAAACAAATGATTATTTTGGTACAAAAACTGTACAAGGTATGGCATTAAACATTGGTTCGTTGTATAATAAGAGTAATGATATGCAAAGTAATATAAGTAATTTTCAATCTAATATGACAAAGGCACAGTCTAATTATACTATGCCAAATAAGGTGAAAAATAATAATGGCATACTTAGTTAATAGAGAAGCTCCTATGAGTGGGTTATCAAATCTTCTTNCTTTAAAAGGTAGGAAAGGTGATACTGAATTAATTCATATGTCTAAACCTGAAGTAAACGTGTTAGAACGTATGGGTAAATTAACAGTTAATCCTCGTACAGGTTTACCTGAAGCTTTTCGTTTAAATGAAAAGATACAAAGTATAGGTGATATGTCTTTAGAAGAAGACTCTGAATCAGCTATGCAACAATTAATTAATTATGGTAGAAATAAATTAGAAAAACTTAATGTAATATCTACACCTAATGAAGGACTACAACAGATAATGCCTAAACCTCCTTTAGAAATGAAACAACCTATGCCACCACAACCTATGCCACCACAACCTATGCCTAATCAAGGTGGTTTATCTGCTATGTTAGCTGAAGGTGGTCAAGGTAAAAGTGGTTACTTTGAAGGAATGGTTGAAGGAGAAGGTGATGGAATGGATGATACAGTTGATTTTAAAGTTGAAGGTGATCCAATTATTAAACGTGCTAAACTAAGTAATGAAGAGTATGTAATGCCAGCAGATAGTGTTGCTATATTAGGTAATGGTTCTTCTGATGCAGGTGCAGAAAAATTAGATGACTTTATAAAATATATAAGAAGTAAAGCTTTTGGTACAACAGAACAACAGAATGAAATAAATGCTAGTAAAGAATTGAAGGGATTAGTATAATGGCAGTAGATATAACAGGTAGGTATAGTGTTCCTAATGATTATAAATCAGGATTAGCTGATGTATTAAAAGAATCTAAAAATATATATGAAACTAAAAAAGAGTTAGGTTATCCAACTTATACTGGTGATAGATATTCCGGGTTTAATCCTGAAGAACTAGCAGGTATGTCAGGTATTTCTAGTTTAGTAGGTAAAGGTCAAACATATTTTGATCCTGCTGAAAGTTTTTATAAAGGTCAGTCTGATAAATTTAGTGATAACATGGCTTCATATATGAATCCTTATCAACAAGCAGTTATTGATGTAGAAAAAAGAGAAGCAGGTAGAGACTTTGACACAGGCTTACAGACTATAGGAATGGGTGCAGTAGGTGCAGGAAGTTTTGGAGGTTCTAGACAAGGTGTAGTTGAGTCTGAAGCATTAAGAGATTACCAATCAAAGTTAGGTGACATACAGACTAAGGGAAGTAAGGCAGCTTTTGAAAATGCACAGAAAGCTTTTGAATCTCAGAAGTCTAGAGAAAAATCTGCTGCTGCAGGTCTATCATCTTTAGGACAATTAGCTCCTCAACAAGCTTTAAAAGAATATACAGGTATGACAAGTGTAGGTGAAGCTCAAAGAGATATGACTGATAAAGGACTAGGTCAAAACTATGCTGACTATCAAGCTCAATTAAATTTTCCAAATACCTTATTAGATAGATATCAATCAACCTTATATGGTTATCCTTATCAATCTACTGAGGTAGCTGATGTATATAGAAAACCTTCAGGCATGAGTAACTTTATGAACCTTGTAGGAACAGGAGCTAAACTATATGGTATGTCTCAAGGTATGCCTTTTAAAACAGGTGGTCAAGTAGCTTTTGATTCTGATGGTGGTTTATCTGCTATGTTACAAACAGGTGGTCAAGGTAATAGTAATACTAATCCTTCTATATTTGATAATCAAAAAAGTAATAAGAATCAACTTACTAATAAAGATCAACTTATGAAAATGTTATTAGGTTCATATGGGGATTTATCTAATACAATAACTGAAAGTCAAAAACTTCAAGAAGAAATGGCTAATAAACAATTAGCTAGATTAGATAATACTTCTGGAAACATGGCTAATTTTATTGGTGATGCTTTAATTAATGCAGCTCAAGTTGATCCAAGAGCAGGAACATTTAGTGCATTAGCTCAAGGTGCTGCTGAAGCTACAGAAAATTTACCTAATGTTGAAGAAGAGAAATATAAAATACAACAAGCTTTATTACAAGGTAAGATATCTGCAGCTGAAGCTAAAGCAAAGCTTGCAGGATTAAATATAAAAGGTTATACTGATCTAGCAGCTTTAAGTGCAGGAAAATTAGATGCTCCAATTTTATCAGCTTTATCAAAACAAATAGCTGCAAAAAATAATATGGTGTTTAGTGATGAAAATGGTTTTACACTTATTAATGGACAAGCTGTAGATCAAGCAACTAAAGATTTAATGCAGAAACAATTAAAAGAAGTTTTAAATTTTTATAATCAATCTGGAAATTTAAACGATACTATGAATTATCTTTTTGATTTAAGTGCAGTAAAAAAAGATAAAGAATCTCAGGATAAAATAGAAGGTGATCCTGATATTATTAGTCAACTTATAAAAAACAAAACAACTCAGGATAATTAAATGGCTATAGCTTTTGGTACTCAAGAGTATGAAGATATTTCTAATGAAGTAGCTTTACTAGCAAAAAATAATCAAATAAAAAATAACCAAGATTTAAATAATTATTTAACTTCTAAAGATGTTTCTATTCTTGATTTTAAAAGAGCAGTTGATGAAGAGACTACACAAAAAACTCGTGTAAAAAGTGGTGAAGCTTATGGAACTGTTGCTGATGGTATTGAACTATTTGGTGTAGGTGTTCCTATGCCTACTAAAATAATAGATCGTGCTTTAGGAAATATAGCTGATGATATTACAAGTGCTGTAGGATCAGGTATAGAACTTACTGCAGGTAAAGAAGCTAGAAAAAATGTAAGTAATTTTTTTGGGGAAGCAGGAAACATTATTAAAAATGTTATAGGTCAAGAAAACACTGATTCATTAAAAAGAACTTTTGATCCTAAAACTAATACAGCAGAACAAGTAGCTAGTTCTTTTGCTGAGTTTGCTTTACCTTTTGGAATTGCTACTAAAACTTTAGGAACATTAGGAAAGATTGCTAAGATTCCTAAAGCTACTACTAAAGCTCAAAAAAGAATTAGAGATTATTCTAAGTATGGTACAGCAGGTGTAGCAGCAGATGTTTTTACAAGAGATGAAGATGAACAACTTACTATGAATTTAGTACAGATGATTCCCGGTATGGAAGATTCTTTATCTTCTTTAGCTATAGACCCTGATGATTCTTTTGCAGAAAAAAAACTTAAGCAGTCTGTTGATTCTTTACTAGGTCAAATTGCTTTTGGTGGTCTTATAATTGGTGGTATTGGTGTAACAAAAAGTGGTATTAATGTAGGTGGAAAAATAATTTCAAAAACTGATCTTGTTAATAAACTTAAAAAAGGTTCATCTTCTTTAACTAATAAAGTTAGTGCAATAAAAAATAGTAAGATTATGACTCCTATTAATAATAGTGCTAATACTATAACATCTAATGTAAAAGCAACTAAAAATTCTTTAGGTCAGTATATGCAAACAGGTACTGCTAAAAATGTATTAGGAAAAATAGGAAATATAAATAGTTTTTTAGGTAAAGCTTTTACTTCTAAAGCAGGAATGAGTGATCCTTTATTTAAAGCTAATATTCTTAGAAGAGAATATGCAGAAGCTAGAGATATTCTTGCTAAAAAAGAAGCTAAAGAATTAGAACGACTTATAAAAAAATATAACTCTGATAGAGACTTAGTTAACAAAGTTTTACAAGGTGCTTATGTTTCTAATCCAAATAATAATCCTAAGATAGCTAAAGAAGTTATTGACCAAGCTCAAAAAATGAATAAGATGATACAAGATAATACTCCTATAATTAAAAGCTTATTAAAATTAAAGGATGATGATGTATTATCTTTACAATTAGATGCTAATAATGGTACGTATTTAACAAGAACATATCAATTTAGTAGCAATCCTCAATGGACAAAACAAATAGGTAAAGTATTAGATGGTAAATTAAAACCTAACTCTCAAAATAATCAAGACTTAATTAATATAGTTGAAAATGCTAGATCATATATTTTAAAACAACATCCTTCATTAAATAGGGATCAAGCAGATAACATATTAAATGAAATGTTATTAAAAGGCAAAGCAGGAGAACAAGTTAATTTATTTGAAACATTATTATATGAAGGTGTAGGTGGTGTTGGTAAAAAAGTAGGAGTAAGAGTAGGTAAAAAAAGAAAAAATATTGATAAACCTATCTTAGAATTTTTAGGAGAAATAAAAGACCCTACTAAAAATTTTGTAACAACTATTCAAAATCAAAATAGATTAATAGCTAAAGCAAAATATTTAAATGATATTAAAAGTATTGCTGAAAATTCTTTAGGAAGACAAGTTAAGTTAGAAGGTTTATTTCCTTCTCTTCCTACAGAAGTAAGTACTTTTGTTAAAGCAAACATTGCTCCTAATAAATTTATTAATAAAAAATTAAGTGACTTAGAAGCAGTAAAAGAGTTAGAAGGTTTAGGTGTATCTTCTAAACGATTAGGTCTAGATGATATATATACAACACCTGAGATGGGTACAGTTTTTGATAGAGGTTTAGATGTTTTTGGTTTTGAAGGGTCAAAAAATTTTTATTTAAATGGGTTTGCTAAACTTGCAGGTATAGGACAAGCTAATCAAACAGTTCTTGATAATGCTACTCATGTATTAAATGTTTATGGTGCTGCTCAACAAGTAGCTATGAATGGACATTTTTTTAATAAACAAGTTTATAATAATTCAGTAAGTTCTTTAAAAACTGTATTAGAAAAAGCTAAATTACAAGACCCTAAAGCTTTAGAAGAATTAGCTTATTTAAAACAATCAGGATTAATTGATTCTAGTGTTGATGCAGAAATAGTTTTAAAAAATTTAAATTTAAGAGGAACTTCAGATGATATAGTTGGAGAAAAATCATTAGCTAAAAAAATATATGATGTACCTTTTAAAGGAATTAAAAAAACACTTAAAATAGCTTCAGGAGTTTATGGTGGTGTTGATGATGTATCTAAGTTAATAGCTTTAAAAGCAGAAGTAGCTCAATATAGAAAAGCATTTCCTAATTTAAGTGAAAAAGAAATCTTAGATAAATCAATAGAGATAGTACGTAATACAATGCCTTCTTACTCTACTGCAGCTCCTGCAGTTAGACTTTTATCTCGTGTACCTTTAGGAACATATGCTACTTTTCCTGCTGAAATGGTTAGGACTACAAAAAATATAGTAAGCCAAGGAATAAGAGATGTATTAGAAGGAAGAAGAACAAATAATTCTGCATTAAAAAACATAGGATATAAAAGATTAACATCAGCAGCAGGTGTAACTACAGGTTTAGGAGTAGGTATAACAACATACAATCAATTAAATGATGTGACTCCTGTAAATGAAAGAGCAGTTAAATTATTAAGTGCTGATTATTCTAAAAATAGTCCTAAACTATTTCTAGAAAATTTTACAGAAGATAGAAATGGAAATATTGTAGCCAAAGTTATAGACTCAGGATCAATAGATGCAGCTCAATATGTTAAAGGACCTATAAGAGCAATCATAGCTAGACTAACAGCAGGAGAAGAAGTAACTCAAAGAGAATTAGATGATGTATTTAAAGAGATAGGAACTGAAGTTTTAAGTCCTTATTTTTCTCCAAAGTTTTTAACAAAAGATTTAGTATCATTAATATCAGGTTTTGATAAAAAAGGAAATGAAGTTTCTAAAGCAGAAGCTGTTAAAAATTTAGCAACAACTCTTATTTATCCGGGATTTGCAGAAAATATTCAAGCTTATAGACAAGCTAAAGAATCAGAAAAGTTAATGGGAAAAGGAGAAGCAGTTAATGAGTATGGTTTTCCTACTAGTTCTGAAGATCAAAGCACTTTTAATAAGTTTGGAATAAGAAAACAAACTATTAATTTAAATAAACAATTAGGTTATAGTATCTTCCAAGATTTAAAAGAAATAAGAGAAACTAAAAAGTCTTTATCAAATTTATTAAATAGAGAAACTCCTATAAAGGTATTGGATTTAGATGAAAAAAAAGATATAATAAATAAATATCTTAAATTACAATTAGATAAAAAAGAAAGTCAAGCTAGATTATATGATAAGATTAAAGTGTTTGGTGATATAACTTATACTGATAAAGAAAATAATAAACAAACATTAACAGCTTCAGGTATTATAAAATTATTATCAAACCAAGGACTTAGCAAAGCAGATAAAACTACTATGTCTAGTGCAATTAAAAATGGTAGGTTTGTACCTGATACTTTATCAGTTAAAGAAATGCAAAGACTAATACAGACTAAAAAGTTTCCTACTGATGTATTAAGATCAATAGTAGAATACTCAAAACAATTAGAAGGTATCAAATTAAGGGATTATTAAAATGGCAAAGAAGAAAAAGAATTTAGCAGACATGGTAAAAGCTCCACGTAAGATTGACATCAATGGTCAACTACATATGCTTGCATGGATTACAGCAGACGAGGGTAAAGCTTTAAAGTTATTAGGTGGTGCAGGTAAAAAAGGTCCTATGGGTATACCAAGTTTTTATGGTCCGGGTGGTCCGGGTGATGATGGAACAGACCCTTCAGGTACTGATGAAGGTCCGGGAGAGGGTCCGGGAGCAAGTGGAGGTCCTTCTGAAGGTGATGACCCTACAGGAAATACTGATGGTTCAACCGGAGGAGTAGGTGGTAGTAGTAGTACTGATATGGGTATAGATAGCAGTCAAAGTGATATGGAATCGATACAAGCAGGATTAGAAGCCGGAGGTCCGGCTGACATAGGTGGTAATGAAAATGATGAGCTTGAGATTAAAAAAGCTATACAAGCTGTGGCTGAGAAGATACCTGATGAATCTCCATTAACAGATGCTATGAAAGCATACTATGGCAAAGGAATAGGAACATCAACAATAGATATGTCTACTGCTGCAGGTAGAGCAACTAGTCTAGCTAATATGACTAGTCCTTCTACAAGTGCTATAGGTGGTAAGTTCGATCCTGCTACAGGAAGATATATATTTCCCGATGGTAGGATTTTTGATACTGCTACAGGAAAATTCTTACCTATATCTCAATCTAATAAGATAGAAGGATTAGATTTATTTAGACCTATTGAAGGAGTTAAGTAATGAAATATAAAATGAAAATTTTATTAGATCAGTTAGTTGACTTTGAAGGATTAGTTCTTAAAGTTTACCAAGACCATCTTGGAATAGATACAATAGGTATAGGTAGAAATTTAATTGACAGAGGTATCTCTGATAAAGAACTAGAATTAATGGGTAAAACAATAGAAGAAGTTTATGCTGAAGGTATAACTAAAGAAGATGCATATATGTTAGCTGCTAATGATATTAAAATAGTTGAAGCAGAGTTATGTTTTCATCAACCATGTATAGAAGATTTAGGTGAAGCTCGTCAAAGAGTATTAATAGATATGGCTTTTAATATGGGTGTTCCTCGTCTTTTAAAATTTGAAAAAATGTGGTCTGCCATACATAAAGGTTCTTATAATACTGCATCGAAAGAGATGTTGGATTCTAAGTGGGCATTACAAGTAAAAAAGAGAGCTATAAAATTATCCTCATGCATGCAATCAGGTGATTGGTAGAATAAATATAAAGGAGATGAACAATGTTTAGTGCATTGATAGGACCTATTGCTAATCTAGCTTCTAGCTGGATGAATAGTAAGGTTGAAAAAGTTAAAGCAGATGGACAAGTTAAAGTAGCTCAAGCTAGAGCTAAGTCAGTTGTAGCTGAGAAGGTTGCAACAGGTGAGATTCAATGGGAAAAATCTATGGCAGATGCTACAGACTCAAGTTATAAAGATGAATTTGCCTTGATTGTTTTATTATTACCTGCTATACTTGTATTCATTCCTAGTATGACAGAGTATGTTAGAGTAGGATTTGAAGTTTTAAATACCTTACCTGAGTGGTATCAATATTTATTATTTATAGCAGTCAGTAGTTCATTTGGAATTAAAGGTGTAGGACAAGCAATGAAATTAATGGGAAAAAAATAATGAAAAATGTAAAACACTATTTTAAAAATGGTACACTACACACAGGTGCTACACATAAAATGAAGGATGGTACACTACACACAGGTAAAACTCATACCATAACTAGTAAACCTTTAGTTCACTTAAAGGATTTATCTAAAACAGCACAAGCTAAAGCAAAGAAAGGCTGAGTATAATGGCAAAAAAAAGTTCTCCTAAACCTGCTAACCCTGCTTTGTATGCAAGAGTAAAAGCAAAAACTAAAAAGAAATTTGCAGTTTATCCCAGTGCATATGCTAATGCATATCTAGTTAAAGAATATAAAAAGGCTGGTGGGAAGTACGTCTAATGGCTAAACCTAAAAACAGTGGCTTAACTAAATGGTTCAAAGAAGAATGGACAGACGTTAAGACAGGTAAGAAATGTGGTAGGTCTGGTAAGGATAAAAAGAAAAGACCTTACCCTGCTTGTAGACCTAAGAAGATAGCTAGTAAAATTACTAAGACTGAAGCTAGAAAAAAGACAGGACCTAAGATGGTTAAGTGGTCTGTTACTGCTTCAGGTAAAAAAAGAAAATCAAGGAGTGTTTAATTATGTGGTGTGTTCTTCCTGAGATATATTTTCCTCAACAGTTTCATCGTCATCTTCCTCAGAAAAGTAATCAGGAAAAGATGTTTGAAGCAGTGAATAAATTTTATCAAATCCTAAAGTTTGCATAACAAGAACTATATCTGCTTCTAAAGATTCAGTTGTAAACTCTTGTGAATCATCGTTGTTACCACGAACTTTTGATAATAACTCTAAAGCTTTTAAAGCAGAGTTAGAGTGTCCTGAATTTTTAGCTATATCATATTGCTTTTCTAATTCATTAATAACATCTATGTCTGTAGTAATATCAGAAGATAATTCTGCTATACGTTCTATGCAATCTTGTTCTCTTAATAATCTAGAGCCTTGATTGTGAGCAGATGTCTCACTATATCCTGCTTCCTTTGCAGCTCTTGTAGCATTACGATGCAGGACATAGTTCTGACAAAACTTTTCTTTACGTTCATTAAGCTGCAAGAGGATTTATAATATCAAGGTATGATATCTCCTTACCTCTTAATGATTTCTTATATACTTCTGAAACTAAAGTACCTTCACCATGTACAGTGACTGAGAGATCAAGGTCTGAATTGTCAAAAAGCTTTTCACAATCTTGAGCATTAGCTAACAGTTCTCCAGTAGTCCAAAAATGTTTATCACTAGTTTCAACTCTAAAATATTTAGGCTTATCACTAATCTTTTCTTTTTTCATTTGAGGAGTTAGTTCTTTAACTGAACAATCAAAACCAAACAACTCAAAGTTTCTAAAGCCTAAGATGTGAGCTAGTGATATAGTTCTCATAGCAGCACAAGTACCACCAGCAACTAATGTTGTTCCTGTTTTAATACCTACATTTTTATCAATAGTAATTTTATCTTTTGTACTAGCATCTCTCAATGCATCAGAGTAAGCTTGCCATCCTTTTATCTTTGCATTTTTAGATTGTAAGTATCTAGTAACAGAAGGATCAGTCATAGAAGCTATAAGAAATAAAGTCTTATCATCTATAGTTTTAAATAAATCTTTTCGTACAACTCCATGAGTACTCACTCCTTCAATAGGTCTTGGGTCTAATATTACACAAGCAAAGGGTTGTATCCCATGAGCTAATAATTTAGGATAACTATGTTTAACACAGAATACTTTACCACCACTCTTTAATTTTTCTTTTAAGAGTTTAAAGTTAGTACTACTTCCACCTGATACAACAAAAGCAGTTTCTTTATTTATTTTACCATGCTTTAACCAATCAAAATCTTTTATTAATTTTTGATTAGTGTGTATATTATCAATGATTTCTTGTTTAGGTCTAGAGTCTTTTGGATTAACAACTATAGGCATCCTAGTTAAATCTTTAGGTAATGCAGGTGTTCCTTTTTTATTAGCAACAAAACATATGTGTGTTATACCACCACCAAATACTCGATCAGTACTAGGAAGAATAACCTTACCATAGGCTTTCATTTCTTTTATAAGTTTATTAACACCCATGTTACTTTCTTTAGGAAGATTTCCTTCTTGATCTTTAGAAAAGTAATCATCAAAAACTAATAAAGAAATCTTTTTTAAATTTTTGTAGTCTTCCTTAACAGTTTCATATGAATGTCCACCATCTATAAAAGCAAAGTCTGCTTTGTTAACTTCTTTACATTTAGGAATAGTTAGTTTACTATCTCCTTTATGTAGTTGAAATGTAAATGTCTTGCCTTTATTAAACACTTCTGTAGCATAATCAGTTAACCTTTTCTTAACTGCTTCAATACTATTATGAGGTTTTGTATTCATTTCATAGTCATCACTTGCTTCAGTAGCATCTTCAAATAAATCAAAGCCTATATAGTTTACTGAATCATGGTTTTTAAAAGCAGCATCAGCCATGTCAATAGCTCTTCCACCATTCCACGTACCTACTTCTACTATATTTTTAACTTTGTAATGCTCTACAATATTACATAACTTTCTATATCTTTCTAGTTTAACATCAGGAGATACATTAGTATTACTTATATTATCTTTTAAGTTTCCTTTATAATGAATAAAATATTCAGACAAAGGTGATTGCATAAATGCTGTCAGTCCTTTGACGTTCTCTGTCATATTATTGACAGCCATACCATGAGCTTTATAGATGTTTAAAAGTCTTTCAAAGATAAAACCATCATGCCATTCTCTATAAGCAATCGTTTCACCTATTGTATAACAACCTCTGAAGTCAGCTAATAAAGAACAAGCATCATGATATTGTAAGTTAAATCCCATGAAGCTAGTTTCACTATAGTCTATATCAGTACGACCAAGATGTACAACACTTGCTTGAGAAGGTAACCACTTATCAACTGCACTAACATCTAATCGTTTACTAGCTATAGTATCAGCATCAATCCATATCAACCAATTAGGTTCTTCTTTATCATAGTTCTCATCTTCCATCATTTCAAAAGCTAAGTCTGTTAACGAGTAAACTTTATGACACCATTTAATAGCATCTAGTCTCCAGTTGTAAGACATCTTACCACCTTCAGTACCATCGTGCTTCTTCATACGTTCCCGGTACTCAAGCATATCTTTTACGTCATTAAGATTCCTATAACTAACAACATCACTAGTAGGAGGTTTAAGTTTTGGTAAGTCGAAATCATGGTAGTAAGCAATGAGTTTGAAATGTTTTGGATTCCACTTCTCAACGATACTTTCAAGCATTTTTTTTGCATATGTTTCATATCCATTCTCACTAAATGAGGTTACAAAGGTGTACATTTTATTCTCCAGTTAATAATCCATATGACATATCATCATGTATGGCTTTCCATTCTTCAGCATATTTAACATCATCTTCTCTCTTTCCTATCCACTTAGGAAACCATGGTCCACCTGTAGTAAAGTGAACAAGGTAAGGACTAATGTCTTGATCAGTATGTCCATCTAACCAGTTCCATTCTTCAGACATAGAACCAATCTCTTGATCCTCTAACCATTTAAAGTTATGAAGCCACCTTCCTGATTTAGTATTAACATCATCAACTGTAAGATTCTTATTAGAAGGATGAGAACAATTCCAAAGAACTACACTAGACCAATTTTTTCTACTATAGCTTTGTTGTAACTGACCATCCATCTTCATTGTTTCAGTAGGCATGTAATGATGTTTGATACAATACAAAGCATACTTAGGATCATTGTATGTAGCAAACAATTTTTTTATGTCAGTACGTAAGTATGTATCACTATCCATAAAAAGTGACCAGCCACTGTATAAGCTAATGTGAGGAACAAGAAATCTAGTAAATGTAAAATCAGTACTAAAGGGGAGGTTATCGAATGTATCAATTTTCTGACCATGTTTATTTACCTCAAAGTTTCTACGATACAAACCAAGCCTACGTAATGTGGGCTGGTGGAGAGGTATGATATCATAGTCTGTGTTAAATCTTTCGATAGAATATTTAAGTACATTGTATGCTATCTCCTCTCTCTTATCATAACCTATATAAATAACAGGTCGTTTGTTATAGTTCATAGTCTTCCTTCTTGTCTATTACGAATACGTTTAACATGTTTCCTATAAAAATAATTACCTATCTTAGTAAATATTTTAGATATGTATAATAGTAACCAAGTTAATGTCATTTATCTTTTCCTTATTTTACTAAATATATTACGTTATGTCAAGAAGAATTTTTCTTCTTAGGTTTTAAATGTAAAATTTCTTTTATGTGTAACTTTCTACCTTTAAAGAATACGATTGTATTTATACAAGTATTAATAGAGATGGCAATGACTAACCACCACTGCCACCATAACATTTCTGTACCATCTACCATCAGTTAGAAGTGATGTCAACTATTTCACATGCATCTGCTGTGCAAGCTAACTCCCTTCCACCACTAGTTGTATCTTCTTTCTCGTAGTTAGCAAGCTTAGACCAATCAATAGACTTAGGCATTTCATTTAATAGAGCATAATATTTTGCTTCTACTATGTCTTGATAAGGTGCTTGTTGATAAGTGTGTTCACTAAAAGGTAGAAAAGATATGCCCGATACCTCATCAAAGTTTTCATAGACCCATGATCCTACTTCCATCCACTCTTCTTCTTTAACAGAGATAGTAACAGAAGGTTTATGTTCACACCAATGTCTTTGATATAATAACCAAAACTTTAATTGTTGTATAGCAGTCATTTCAGTTCTAGTTATAGCTCCTGAAGGTGCTTTCATAGGGAAACTAAACACAGTAGTACTTTCAGGTTTCATTGCACAAGGTTCACTAGGTATTCCACTGTCTTGCATAAACTGTGTGAGTGGGTCTTTGTTATCACCACGTACAGTTCTTACATAATAAGGATTGTGTCTAGCATGTATGCCTGAAGCACTATCAACTAACTGACTAACTGTACCACTAGGTTTGACACAAGTGATTGCAGTTGACTGAGGAATACCTAACTCTTTAGCAATCTTTTTATTAGTCTCTACTGCCACTGCTTTTAGTTCTTCTAAAGTATCTCCTAATTCGTAGTGATTATTATTAAGTTCTGGACAATCTAAGATACCTGTTAGGGAAACTCCTAACAATCTTTCTTCTTCTGTATTATCTTTCCATATCTTACGTAGATATTTAAAGTCAGTAAGAGTAGATTGAAATGTACCTAAGATGGTAGCCATCCTAACTTTTTCTTTTAAAGATTCTATATTATCTGTAGACCTACAAACAACCTCTGTAAGATTACAGAATTGATATGGTCTAAGTATGATTTCACTGCAAGGATTACATCCAAAGTAATGATTTGAATCTCTTCTTCCATTCTCTTCTGCCTTAGTCTTAGCAGCTTGTCTATTAAAAATTCCTCGTTCACCTGACTTAGATTCGTATAAAGAAAGCCATTCTCTCATGAATGTACCCATCTCAGGCTTACCTTTAAATGCTACAGAGTTATTAGCTAATGCTCTCTGTCCTTCGTTCTCCCACCATTGACCTGACTTAGCATGTCTCATTTGATCGTCACCTAAGTTAGACAAAGAGATAAGAGCAGAACGTCTGACTCCACCTACAACTACCACTTCACCAATCTTACACATGATATCGTGACACTCAATAGGAAATAGTCTTCTACCTTTAGCTCCTTTAAACTTATCAATACAGAATTGAAACAACTCAACTAATGGAGCAGGTCCTGATGCTCTACCACCAAAGGTTTTAAGTCTTGCTCCTGCTGGTCTAACCTGTGACACATCCCATGTAGGAACTTGACCTACATATAACATAGCAATAAGTTCTCTCAATGACTTTGCCCAACCGGGTCTACTATCACCAACCTTAATAACTGTAGTACTATCATCAAAGTGTTCGTTAACTATAGGTAACTTGTCTACATTCTCACGTTCAACAGAGAATCCAACACCTGTGCCACACATAAGTATATACATACACTCATCAAATGAACGAGGACTATCTACAGGTATGTAGCTACAGTTGTAACCACCTACGTGACACCTATCTAAGGCAGGTCCTGAAGTCATTAAGGCTCTCATGCTAGGCATCACACCTAGATTCATAACTTGATCTCTAACCATAGTCGTTAAGGCTCTAGTCATATTATACTTATAATTCTTTTTTAAGTGAAGAGTCATGTAGTCTATGTATCTGTCTACAGTTTCTCCCCAATTTTCTCTACGTTGATCTTCTTCTTTCCATCTTGCATATCTTGACAGAGCTATAAAATTTTGATAGTCTGTAGGTAGGTAATTACTTATCATGTCTTTCCCCTTAAATTAAAAACGAAAGCAAATCATATCACATAATTAAATGAAATACAATAAGCTAATGACTTAATACTGCATTAATTCTTTTTCTTACGTACTCAATCTCTCCTGACTTAAGAACTTTAAATGCAAACTCTTTCATGTATCTTGAATTGACTCCTGCATAATCACAAATGATATCAAAGTCTTCAGCAGTTACTCCTATTGAAGCAAAGAACCATGCAGTAGCTCTGTCTCTTTCTAATATAGAATTATCAGGCTCACCTTTATAAGAAGGTTTAGTTGCATCTAGTAAAGCTTGTAATAAAACAGACAGATATAAAGTTTGTTCAGGTGAGCTTCTATTTTGTAGTACTTGTTTCTCAAGCTGAACAAACTCTTTATCTAACATTTATCAAACCATTTGTTAGGTACTGATCCTTGCTTACAGAATATAAATGAATGTTTATCACACCAATCTCCATACGTCATCTTGCCACCCTTATATAATTTTCTATTAGGATTATCAAATACAAAACGAATATCTATTTTAGGATGTTGAGTCCTAATAAACAAATGTTTCTTTCTATCTTCTAACATAAACCTTCCTTTAACTTCCAAGATGATTCCATTAGGAAGTATAAAGTCAGGTATATATTTTTTATCTTCTTTCCATTCGTAAGGAATCTTAAAAGTTTCATACTCATAAGCTATCTTATTCTCTTCTAGAACACATGCCATATTGTATTCTGAATTAGACCTATACTTATGAGGTATGTCTCTTTTCTTTTTCTTAAACCTAGGCATAAGATATCTCTTCGACATCAGGTATCTTATGGACTTGAGTTAAGTATCTGTTTCCATTAGCATATTTAAATGTTCGTAGACCCATGCCATTGTTAGCATCTGACCAACAATCTTTTTTGTATGGACAATAGGCACAACCAATGGATAACTTTTTATTACCAGACTTGCCATCAGCTTCATCAGGATAGCATCGTTCAGGTTTTATATCAGATGCTATGACATTTTTCAAATGCCTAATACGATCAGGAGCATTTATCATATGGATAGAATCTACATTACACAATGCTAACTCACCACTAGATTTATCTACAGCAAAGAAAGCTGCTTCAGTATCCTTACCTTCTTCAGCATAACCACTAATCTGAGCTATGTAACCAAAAGGATCATCAGTATGTAATGTATTATCCTTAAACTTTTTAAATGCATAAGGTGAAGCAGATTTGATATCAACTAACATACCATCTATTCTACAATCCTTATGTCCTTTAATACCTTCAACAGTTACTTCCTTTTGATTCTCAGTTATCTTATGACCTGCTAACTGTGTCAACAACATAAGTAAGGACTCTAACATGTGTCCATAGATAAATTTTATTTTAGTACTCCCATTAATATCTGTAGGTTTTATATCAGATTTAATATCATACCATAACATTCTATCCTTCTTACCTATTTGAGACATACGTAATGAAGCTTGTGACTTCTCTCTCTGTCCTTCTTTAATAGCTTGAGAAACAGAATCTCTTATGCTATCTGAAAACTGACACATCAAAGACCAATTATCTCTTTGCTCTGTATTGATTCCTTCTTCTAACATATTATAGATATCTTTTATTAAGGTATCTATCTTAGGATTTTTTAGTACATTAATATCTTGCATATTATTCTCCTTCAGATTCTTTAATTAATATAAGTTTTTTAAGATACCATTCAGCTTTCTTTAAGTCTTGTAAGCCATTCTTATATCTATATCTCCAAAGGTATTTAATAATATTACCTTGTAAGTAATGCTCCATGCCATCCCCTGTAACTGCACTGATTGCATCAATACATTCTATACCTGATTGATTATAGTGAATGGGATGATCAACCTCTGAGTCAACATCTAATTTAATATGTATTGGATTTTCTACTTCAAAGGCTTTACGTTTGATATATTCATTGTGTCTTTCCATTTCTTGTCTTCCTTCTTAATAAAGATTAAATCTTCTACAGAAGTATAACCAATTTCTTGAACAAAATATACCAACAATTCTCTTAGCTCTTCTAAGTTATCAGCAGTACCTCGTAAGGTAGTTGATGCTTCTGTATCCAGATTATGTTTTGTTAGTTCAAATTTTGTAGTCATTAGTTTCTCCTTAAAATAATAGACAACCCACCCGACTTCCTGTCTATCGTACTGCCTACGTTTTACAAATGTAAGAGCAGTTCCCTTGATAATGGTTACTTAATTTGAAGCACTAACTAAGGGGATATCGTCATCATCAAATGCATTAGATGCAATGTACCCATCATCAATAACATCAAAGTCTTCTCCAGCTTCATACTCGATTAGATTAATAACTTGCATAGCTTGAAGGTCAGCACCTATACCTTTCTTACCTGCATACTCCCAATCAAATGATTTGAATAAAACTCTAACGTCAGAACCATTACCAACATTTACTTCACTTAGTACGTGGTTCTTAGAATCTTTAAGAATAGGTGATTTATTCTTGCTACCATCCTTACGATATACTTTACGTTTGATCCTAACAAACTCACCTCTATCGTCATCTTTGTTCATAATAGTAAGACCCATCTCTTTAGCCTTCTCTAACTCTACTCCTTCAACTGCCAAGTCAACTTGCCACACTGGCTCGAATGTTGAGTTAGGTGAAGAGATACTTGCCCAATGAGCTTTTCCTGATAATACTGCCATTTATTTTCTCCATTTAAATTATGTAGTTTAAATACTACTTTCTTGATTGTTATAATTATATACTATATATATA